ACCTACTGCTTATTTTTACGAGTAAGCAACTCGGCCAAAACGATAACCGCTAACTTTTCCCCGAGGGGTTAGAAAAGCGGTTCCAGCGAATGTCTTCGCTAGGCTGGGATCTCCGCAAGGGAGAACCCGAACTGGGGTGGTTTTACTACGACCACCGTCAGCTGCACCGTATAAGGCAGCTGCCAACTGAACAGAGCCAGGGAACCTACTCAAGGAGACCCGTCCTAGGACAGGTCTCCAGACTCGAAAGTACCTAATAGAATTACGAACAGAATAATTCCACTGGTCTTCAGAGTCATGGATGAGCAGATCACCAAGATGTTCTGGTCCACGACAACGACGAACAGGTACAGGGATCTCATTAAGGATACGTTTCCATATCCGAAAATGTTTAGATCCAGATATCTGAGACATCGACTGTCGTATTCCGTTTGCGAAGGCTATCCATTCCGAGGGACTCCGAGGACTCTTCTTTAAAAAGAAAGGTCGAACGGGGAAACCAAGAAAGAAATCGCCTCCGCAGGATTCACGGAAAGGACCTTTAGAGAAGCTTTTCTTCGGATTTGGTGTAAAACCAAAGTAAGCAAGAGCAGCTAGTAAATCAGCTGAAGCCCGAGATGGATAAATGATATCATCGCCGAAAGCGAAGACATCACACCCAAGGTTACCCTTGGTCGCAATCATAGTTATGACGGCGAAGATGAGCGTTTCAAGCTCAAAAGTGTATCCATTTCCCATTGAAGAGAATTTCTCCAGTCTCACCCATTTCCCATCTATCAGAGATAGGGGGGAGCGGGTCATGGCGAGTAAGCCATACCAATCTTCGGGAAGCAAGAGCTTCACGAGAGATAGTGAGACAGTGTCGCTGGCATTACTCAAGTCGCATGTCGCCAAAACTCCTGCTGAGGAGCCTTCACGAGCCTTAGCTCGATGAATGTCTTGACCTATATCTAAGTCAAGACCATGGCGTTTCAACCGAGATCTTAGGAGACGACCGATACCGAGCTGCAACGCAATGTTGCAGCCTGGTTCGATACAAATCCCGCGATCTTTGGTTGCATCTTTAGGGACGGTAGTAAACCGATTTCCCCGAGCCTTCACAGGCTGATGCATGTGATTTTGCTCCCGAACCATCGCCCTCCCCCACGCACTTCTTTCGATGTACGTGAGCAAAGGTGATGATAGGGGAGTATAAGTAGGCTGCATAGTCATTTTATCGGCTACAGTCAATGAACTGGCGAACGGATGACCTTTCGACTCGAAAGTCGCACCTGGACCAAACCTAATATCCAAATCCCTCGGGAGAGGGCCAAGGATACGCTGGATCGCATTTTGCATCGGTTTGATGAAATTATCAAACAGACGAACCTCAACATCGGTAAGACCGAAGTTATTGAGGAAACGATTCAGACGTAGGTTTGTTTGACAACACGATTTCTCGGATTGCCAAAACAGGTCAACAGCGATATCACGTTTCTTCACTGACGATGGAATGTCAGGGAATTTTCGTAGCAGGTCGATAGCCTGCGAATCAAGGAGATATTTTCTAGCTCCAAGAGACGTATCGATGTAATGCGATGGATCAATTCTCATCACAAGAAGTTGATCCCACTCTTCATACTTTAAGCGTAATGAAACGCCTAAAGAAATGGGAGTATCGAGGTCGGCGCATAGGATGCGTGACATTTGAACAAGTTGCTTGTCCATAATTCTTCCTTAAGAAGTTGTTGATTCGTTAAGCCAACACTATGAAACCGTGACTCTGGGCAAAGATAGTAGCCAAGAGTATCACGATAAGACAGTGTAGCGCAGATAGCTTCACCATTATTGTGGTGCGTAGCCGTCTTTATACGAATCTTGCAAGAGGGTCGCCTTAAAAAGGTTTGCCGCTTGCGCGATCGCCTCAGTCGTCACTGTAGAAGTGACGTTAAGAGGGACAACAGCTTCAATGTTCACGATCACGTTGCCCACGACAGTGTCCACACCAGAGATGGTGCGGACGTCAGGGAACTTGACCGTAGTCGTGATATTACGAGCCGAGCGATCCCCGTTGGGGCGCGAGGTCGTATTCATGACAGGGCGAAGACTTGGGACAGGACTTGCTGCATCGACAGTCCAGCGAGCGGGTGTTTTATCACCTGCGGCTGGCATCTTTGCTACAAATACGACGTCAGTCGTTCCGTCAGCTTTTTTGACTGTGATATTGGCCATATTTGGCATAATGTTTCCTTTGGAGTGATTCTACCCAGAGGCCGCTTAGCGACGTGGAGAGAAGAATGAGACGATGAGACTAATAGAGGTCGCAGCACGCGACATACTAAGCCCGGGAAAGTGACGAATTCCGAGGTTTGGGGCTATTATTCCCATAGATCGGCTCATCAATTGGTGGTCAACGGAAAACTCAGAGATAGCGGGGGTCCATTCGGGCCGCCACGTCTCCGATCCCTTGACCGACAGCGTACTAACTGTAAAAGCATCCGTTAGATTCAGCCCCACCCAGTCTGTGAAAGATCCAATAAAATCTTGGACGTTCACGAACCAGTTGAGGATGAAAGAAAGAGGGATCAGTTCGAACGCAATCCCAACTGGGTTAATCAAGCCCAGTTGATTCGCACGGAAAAGAGCAGGGTTGGTAACAGACATTACTGCCTGGTACTTAACCCTGGCTATTGCAGCCAGATCGAAATCTCCGGCGTCAAAGCCAGGATTCGACCACACTCCCCAAGACCCCTTTCGAGAATCTCGGATTACCGAAGTCTCGACTACCTTTAAATCCTTAGGGTAGTCGCTCTGAAGAACATCAATGGCCGCAAAAATATCTGCGATCATTGGCGCCCATCCGAGCCAATATTCAAGCCAAAGTGAAGCCGCCTGTTGAGGACGGTTCCACTTTACCTTACGGTGCTTTCGCTTAGGCTTGACATTGTAGGTTCTCAAGAAGGATTGGAATCTCCCGTTAAGGAGGTGTTCCATTCCTAGCTCGAGTTGAGACAATCTACCAGTTACTAGATTGATTGCCTCTTTCCTCTCTGCGATGAAGAGGCCCATCTCCGCAGTTTCATAAGCTTTATCCCGGAATTTCGCGTAAGCTCGCATTGCTGCTTGATTACGAACGTCATTCCAAATGGAAAAGTTACTAGACCACATGTTAGTGCAACTTCTATCCTTCACGTTTAAGTCTCCGTTAAGGAGACGGTTGGACAGAAGCTGCATATCATAAGGTCGAGGGACGATGGGTTCAGGCTTAACGGACTTCCAACCGGTACGCGTGCGATATCTGGATATTCGTCCAGAAGAACGCACGCTTTGTTCTACCGGCCAGGAGTGCATAGGCATGATATTTTCTCTTATTGCAAGAGACTAGGGTGATTAGGCCTAGCACGGCGCCCTATAGGGGCGCCGAGACCAGAGTGGGGGTTACCCACCGACCGATTAAGGTCGTAAACGTCCA